TTTGTTAGGCAAAGTTACAACTTCTTCTAATAAACCTACATTATCTTTAAAATTACCTAATATATTTGCTTTATCATCAAAATATTTTTTTCTATCTGCAATAAAATCATTATAAAATCCACTTGCATTTAATAATGCTTCTACATCTAATCTTGCATCTCCATCTGTAATGTCTCTTATTTGAACAGCACCTTTATACTTTTTATAAATTTCACTATTTATTGCTTTATAAGGTGAAAAACTAAATATTCTTTTTTGTTTACTTTGCTTAAATCTTATTGACAAAGGAACACCAGTAGCAGTTTCTTTGTATAAAACTGATCTTAAATTGTTTATATTGTATTTCCATTCTTTTAATAATAAAAATTTAGGATTGTCTACAGCAGCTTGAAGATATATCCTAAGCAATCTATCAACACTCATTTCTTCACCAAAAAAATTAACTTTATCATTTATACTATAACTAACACCATCAACTATAAAACTATTTATACTATTTTTCATTAACCCATAAACTGTTTGTGTGCTAGCTATTTCACCAATAGCTGTATTAGAATAAACCATAGCTTCTATTATTTGATTTCTATCTAATGGATGAGCTTTATTAATCTTTTTCTTTTTAATATACTTTTTTAAGTCAAGACCTTGTATATTTTTTTGATACTCTCTAGATGAAAAGTAATCTTTAAAGTCTTGATCTAATTCTGTTGGAACATTGACTAATATAAAACTATCTCCATCATAGTCACCTTCCATGTTTCTAAAAGTCATGCTGTGATGCAGTTGTACTGTACCTTTTACATCATGCACTCTTTTAATTCTTAAATAATTAGACCCACCAGAATATGCAACAGGGCTTCTATAGCCCAGTACTCTTATATCTTTAGTCTTTAAATAGTCATTAATAGTTTTTATTGGAGTGTTTTTATTAAAACCAGCACCTTTTATCTTATTTAAAATAAAATCTTTGTCTACAGCTATTTCATTTACATCTAAGTCACCTGCATAATTAGGAGCAAAGTCTAATATTGCACCTGGCTGACCTGCTAAATTGAATGCAGGACTAAGTATTTTACCTTTAGCTATTATTTCTAATGGACCTATATTTTGTGGATGCAATCCTCCACCTATTTGAACATTCTTGTTTAAAGCAGGGCTCATTTCTTCGCCATAATCTTTAACAAGGACATTAGTAAACTTCTTTAAAGTCTCAGGATTTTTAGTTGCATTTATAAAAGTTCTAATTAATCCATATGATTTACTTTTAGGTCCAGCATATTGATCTACAAGCTTATTGATAAAATCAGTATCTATCACATGATTCATCCATTGCAATGGAAACTTGACATTAGTTCGTTTCTTTGTAGACATTTTTACTAAACCAAATGCTGAGCCAGGAATAACAAACTCTTTATTATTAAACTGACCACTTGTCATTTTAGCTTCATCATTGGTCATGATCATATCTATAACTTGACCATTCTTGTCTATCATGTCTCCATTTTGATCTACTTTAGCTACAAACTCATTGCCTTCATATATTTCAAGACCAGCTTCAGGCACACTGTGTTGATGCTTTAACATTATCATATCAACATCTTGTAGTGGTAGTCTTTTATTATTCTGTATTTGATTTCCAACATGATGCATAACAGATTTAATTTTACCTATCTCAGGATCAAGTCCATATATCTTTGCAATTTTTCTAACATAGCTTCTACTTGTAAGAGTATTTCCATCTCCAATATGTGTACTACCTAAGTCTTTAATGTTTCTAATACCATTAACTTTTTTACCATTAAATCTAAAATTAATGCTATTAGATATTAAATCACCTTTACTGTCTTTTATATTTATAAATCTAGCTTTTGCATCTGGAGTTTCTGCTCTTCTAAATGTAGGTGTGAGTGGAACTTTAATTCTTTTTAAAACTTCTGCAAAGTCATAAGTAATCCAACCTGGTATAAATTTATTTAAATAATCAAATGTAGCTAATGCATTTTCTCTTAACTCTTTTTTGGTTATTGTTTGATATTGTTGCAATAACTTTTCAGCCTCTTTGCCTTTTCCTAAATATCCTAAATCATAAAATGCTTTAAATGCATTGTTATATGATTTGTCATTACTTGCTAGTTTAATATGCCTATCATTAATAACACCTAATGCAATTTTTCCTGAATCACCTCTGCTAAATAAAGGTACAACTTTAACATTTTTGCCTTTATGTTTTATTGTCTTTCTGGTTAAAGCAGTTAAATCTGCTAAATTTAAAAAGCTATATGATTTTTTTGCTATTGGATTATTATTACTATCAAAATTTGATTGGACAAAAAAGTCTGAATCATTAATAAATAATATATCTTCTAATGCTTTGGATATATCTTCATTATTGTGAGATATAAATCCTACAGTATTTTGTTTTTTACTTTTTTTGAATCCTGATGTAGACTTTGTACTATAAGTCATAGACTCAGATTTAATTTTCTTTAATGTATATTTGCCCTGATGCTTAACTAATGACACATCTGTTATTGCATTATTTTCATCATCTCTATTAGTAGAAACTTGACTTACAATAAATGAATAAAGATTATTTAAATTAATATTATCAGGCTTAACATTTAATTTATTATTTTTAGACTGTATTAAAGGCAATGCATGGTTTGAATACCAAGTATTATAATCATTAGTAGTAATGGCTTTTAATAGTGAGTTTCTTTCCTTTATGCTAATA